ATATTTTACGACAAGCGTTTGAGGAGAGCCTTCATAACCTTACTATTGTTTACGTTTGCGATTCTTTGGATCTCAAAGTAGATGAGGTATTTCAAGCTTATATAAATATCCCGTCAATCAAGGCTAAAGATGATTTCTTAATGGAGATTACTACTGATCTTAATAGAAAAGATTTCAATCCTCATTCTCAAGAAGGAAAAAAAGAAATTTTAAGAAATTTCATCACTTATTGGATAGTGTGTGAGGGAATATTTTTCTTCAGTGGTTTTGCAATGCTTTTAGCTTTAGGGAGGCAAAATAAAATGCAAGGCATTGCTGATCAAATCAAGTATACTCTGCGTGACGAGAGTTCTCATATTCAGTTCGGTACTTATGCTATAAATCAGATTATTGAACAAAATCCAAAACTCTGGTCAAAAGCTTTCCAAGAAGAAATTACTGAATGGATTAAAAAAGCTGTAGAGTTAGAAATAACTTATGCCAAAGATGTTTTACCTCGTGGCATTTTGGGTTTAAATGCTGACATGTTCGTAGATTACATGCATTATATTGGTAACCGAAGGTTAGAGGGTATTGGCCTTGATTATCGTTTCCCTAGCGACAAAAACCCTTTTCCTTGGTTAGGGGAAGTGGTTGATGTTCAAGCTATGGGTAACTTTTTTGAGCGCCGAGTAAGAGAATATCAACAATCGGGTTCCCTTGAGGACGACTTTTGATGTAACATCTTATGAACGACTATGTCACGATTCAAATTCTCTAGTGAGGCTTTTATGTTAGGGCAGATATCTTGCGAAATGATATCCCTCTCTCAAGATTTAAACAAAAATCAAGGCAAAAAGCTTAATGGAGAATTAGTAGATTTAGAAAAAATATTAAAACGTATCAATCAAGTAAAAACCTTAATACTTAAAAAAGATGAATCCGTCTGAATTTGAAAGAACCAAAC